GCGCCGCCGGGAGATGTCTGCGAGTAAGCCTGGAGCTGCTGCATGACCGGGTTGCCGGTCATGTCCCCGCCCATCAATGGCGGAATACCGAGCCGATCGGCCGCGGCGATCACCGGGCCACTGACGCCTCTGGCGGCGTTGAGAGCCGTGCCGCCGGCAGACAACAGGCCGCCAGCGCCTACTGCGCCGAGCAACCCGCCGCCGGCGCGCGCCCATGGGTTATTGCTATACTCAGAAGCCAGCTCACCACCAGCACCGGCCGCCGCGCCTTGCGTTGCAATGCGGATTGCGTTCGGCACGCCGCCACCCAGCGCAAGAAACGGCAAGGCACCACCAACGCCTTCGCCGACCGCTGCGGTATATCGCTCGCCCGCATTCTGCGGTTGAAGATCAAGACGATTGACGCCTCCGAGTTGTTCCCCCAGTGCCACCAAGTTTGGACTGTCCAAGCGGGTCGTCGGGTCTGGCGCCCGGCCGAGCGCGGCGCGGTTGGCTTGCAAGTAATCCGGTAATTGCTCCGGGGCCGCGCCGGGAAAGAGCTTTTGCAGCGATTGCCCTGCCGCACCCGGATAAAATTGTTCCTTCCCGGTCAGGGTTCGCGGCGTCACGGGGTCTTGCAAACCGAGCACGCGCCGGGTTGGGTCGATGACCCACTTGTCTGCTTGGCCTTGCAGGAAGTCCTGCAGATCGCCGATCATGCCGGCAGCACCTAACCCGCCCTTGGCGGCGGCGCTGCCGAAGATCGCCGGGCCGCGATACCAGCCCTGTAATTGCGGCGCGTCTAATTGCGCACCCGCAGGAAGGTCGCGCAGCTTGCCGGCGGGCGCATCGAGCACGGCATCGGCGGGGAGATCGACAAGGGGCATTACTGCTGAACCTTTCGACTGCCATCTGGCATCTCAAAGACCGGCTTACCCTGGAACGTCCCAACTTGTCTTGCCCCCGGCGGCGCTGCGGGGGACGGTGGGGCTGTGGCTGCCGGCACCTGCTGCCCCGGCGTTACCCCGCCGGGAACGGTTCCCCCGCGTGTCCTGATCGTCTCGTCGATCGCCGCTCGCTGCTCGTCAGAGAACAGCGGCTTATTGTGGATCGCCATCAGTTTTTGCGAGAGATCGGGTGCACCGAGATTATCGCGGTAGACCTTGGCAATTTCACTATTGCGATCGATCAGCGCCTTGGTCATCTCGGCCAGCTTGACGCGTCCGTCGCCGGTCGACATCAAGCCAGGTGAGGCCGCCAGATACCGGGTGACATCACGATCAGAGCTTGTCCCAGGCTCACGTATCGGGCCAATCAACCGTTGCTGTATTGCGCCTAGTAGTTCCGCGTTGGACATCCGATCGGTTGGGGCAAAGCCAAACCCAGCCAGCACTTTACCCATTGTTGCGCCGCTCTCACCGGCAATGCCCTCCGGCGTCTGGTAAGCCAAACGCACCACTTCATCGAGAAGCGGCCTCGTCTGCTGACCGGCTATCGCTTGTTGCATGATCGGTTCGGCCGTCTTCACGTCGAAGGCGATCCGGGCGGCGTTGACGGGATCTGGCTGCGTTTTGGTCCGTGCCCAATCATACCGGGACAGAACCGGCAGATTGCGCATCTGCTGGTCCTTTGCATATTCGTCGTAAGTTTGGCCTTCAGGCGTACCAACCGGCTGCGGAGAAATTTGCCCGGGCCGCACCGCCTCCCCTGTAGCTTGAGGGGTTCCAACCTGCTGGTTCTTGCCCAGATTTTCCCGCAGTTCCTTCAGGTACTCGACGACCGGGATCGTTACCGTGTAGTCGCGCCCGTCCGTTCCGCGCACGATCTTTGTCGTTGTATCCTGGCTCTTTGCCCCCTCGGCCTTAGCAATCTCTTGATCCAGCACGGTCTTGGCGTAGCCGGGCGCCGAGATGAACTGACCGGTCTTTTCATCAAAGACCCGGCCCTCGCCGAGCATCTTCAACTGGTTCTTGTATAGCTCTTCCTGCAGGATGTACGGCTGTTGCGCCCCACGCGTCGCGGCTGCAGCCGGGCCAACGTAAGGCAGTTTCCCGGCTTCGCCGGCTCCGGCTGCTTCTCTCAGATACTCCGGCGATTTGTAATAACTTTCGAGAATGCTCTTGAACGGATTTCCGAGACCGGCGATCTCGGCGAGCGCATCAGCCTGGGCCGCCTCGGCCGGCGTGAGGTTGAAGCCGGGGATTTTACCCTGCGGCGTCAGCAGCCCCGGCCCGCCGGGCGCAGCGGGAGCCGCCAGAAGCCCGCCTGGTGCCGGCGCGTATTGCGTCCGCATCATCGGCAATGCCGGCCCACCTCCAGTCCGCACCACCGTATCCGCCCCCCCCGTCACCGTGCCCGCGGGCGCAGCGGCGACCTGATTGATCAGATCGGCAGGAACCGGCAGTTTCCCACCCTGCTCGTTGCGGATGGTGGCCTCGATCAGCTTCGCCTTCACGGCCGGATTGCTGACATCGAGCGGCGTGTCGGGATCGACGCCGACCACCTGCGAGGCGCGGCGGATCAGGGTCGGTGTATCGTTCTCGCTCGGCGGCGCCCAGGTCGAGACAATCTCCCGGATCGTTGACAGCGGCTTGCCGGTCGTTGCGCCCGAGGCGTAGCGGTCGAGTTGCCGGGAGATGGCCGAGATCCCTTCCTCGGGCGAGCCGAACGACTGAAAGCCGCCCTGGCTCGGGCCGGCAACGACGCCCGGCCGGCGCAGACCGCCGAAATTGTTGTTGGCGAGTTCCCAGGCCGACCCGCTGAGTGGCCCGCCGGTTTGGAGGGCTGCCGTCTGGATCGGCGCACGGCCGCCGCCCGCTCCCAGCATCTCCAGATGGTTCGCCTCGCCCGGCAGGTTGGCGAGGGTGTAGCCGACGCCGTATTGCGGGCCGTTCTGCCGTACCCAATCCAGCACAGCCGGGTCGGTGGTGGTGTCAACCGCAGTGCCGGCGGTATGCCGCGAGTTGGTTACGCCTGGATTGACCTCGGCCTGCCGTTCGGGGCTGCGGTATCCGGAGAGGACATTGAACTTTTGCAGGATATCCGGCGGCATGCCGGCAAGCATGGCCTCGACCCGGTTGCTCATTTCAGGCGCGACACCGGTGATCGGGGAAGCCCCGCCCGCGACGGCATTGCCGACAGCATAATTCGCCAGTTGCGGCAACTCGGCCGGCTGCGGCGCCAGCAGCCGGCCGGTTTGATACGGCGCGAGATTCGCACTGAGAGCGGGTGTCGCTGCTGTTTGCGGTCGTCTTAGAACGCCGCCGGCCGCAAGCCCGCTATCGGCTGCGGGATAGTCGATGCTCGCTCTCGCATCGGGAAACTTGGAAGTGCCGCCGTCCCCCGCATCGCTGAGATCCGTAGATTTGATTTCCGGCAGCAGCAGGCCAGGCAACCCGCGCGCTGCACCGCCGGCCGGTGCGGCCACAGCCCCACCACCCGGAGCGGCAGGCACGGCAAGCGGGCCGCCCGTGCCGACAGCAGCAGGAGTAGAGGCATCACCGCCGCCGGCACGCGCACGGGAAAGGATCTCCGTAAACAGATCCCGCGCCTTCGCCTTCGATTTCAGATCGGTAACCTGCTGCTGACGCAGCAGCCCCTCAAACAGCGTCTTCACCGCCTCGTCGTTGCCGGCGCCGTAGGCCCCGAAGCCCTGCCCGAGAATAGCCCCCAGCGGGATCGGGGCGCGTTGCGGCATGGCGAGCTGCCCGAACTTCTCGGCCATCGCGGCGAGGCTGCGCCCGGCGAGGCCGCTGCGCTGCTGCGGCGACAGCAGCCCGCCGTAGAGATCCTCGTCGGTGGACGTGTTGAAGAAGTCGAGCAGGCCCGCCATGGCAGGTTCCTTATTTCTTGTCGCGTGCGCTCGCCGCGTGCGTCTCGTGCGGGGTCGCCGCCCTGGCTGCATCGGCATGCGCCGATGGCGCGGACGCTGCCGTGGCAGTGGTGCCGGCGGCGGCGGGGATTGCCACCGCATTCGACGGCGGCGCCGCCAATGTGCCGTGCGGGTTGGTCGCGGTCACGGTGCAGGTGACCGAGGTGCCGGCATCGGCCGCCGCGACCTCGTAGGTGGTGCCGTCGGGACCGACCGTGCCGCCGCCGCTCCAGGCGTAGGCATAGGTCGGGCTGTCGCTCCAGCTTCCTGGGCTGCAGGTCAAGGTCGAGCCGATTTCACCGTTGCCTGAGACGTAAGGCCCGTCGCCGCGCAGTTCGGGCGGCAGGCGGCCTTCCAGCTCGTGGACCCGGCTGGCGAGTTCACCGAAATCAGACATAATCGTTTCCTCCTTTGGTTAAGGTATGGCGATACCGTTGGACGCCGGCGCCGCGGTGGTGCCGTTGGCATTGGTCGCGCTAACGACGCAGGTAATGGTATTGGCGGCGTCGCCGGCAACGACGGTGTAGGTGTTGACGCTGGTCCCGACATTGGTGACGCCGCGCTTCCACTGGTAGGCATAGCTGGTGGGCACCCCGAACCAATTGCCCAGCGTGCAATTCAGCACCGAGCCGACCACGGCCGGCGGGGTTGTCGGGTAAATCGCCGGCACGTCAATGTATTGCGGCGCGATGCGCCCGGCGGCGGTGCGCACCTGCTCGCGCAGCATTCCATAATCGCTCATTGAATTCAGCCTCCTCGCAGACCGGGTGCGAACAGAAACAGTGTGATAAGCAGCACGCAGATAAAGGCCAGCCAGTTGCTGGCCCAGACATACGGCGTGATCTGCGGCACCGGCAGGATTGAGAGAAACCAAAGGAAGAGGGTCATTATCAGCAAGATTTGGATGATCATCGCCGCCCCTCCAGAGCCTCAACGCGAGCCGCCAATTCCTTGCAGGCATTGATCAGCAGATAGTTTGTGTGTGTCGGCGAGAGCGTCATGAAACCATCGACCTCGCCCACCATCTCCGGCACCACCGGCGCTACGTCCTGCGCCATCAGGCCGAAGCGCGGGTCGGCGCTGCCACGGTACTTGAAACGCACCGGCTTCAGCGCCAGCACGGCCTGCAATCCTTTATCGTACCGCTGCACCGAATGCTTCAGCCGCGCATCGCTCATGACAATCCACGAGCCGGACTGGTTGTAGGTGCCTGTGGTATCGAATTTCGCAATATCGAAACCGTCGCGGATGGTGCCGCCGGTCAGCTTCAGATAGGTGAAGGGCAACTGAGCCATCGCCGCGGTGATAGTGTCATACCAGCGGCGGATCGCGCCCATCATCGCGCGGGCGCAGTTATTGACGCTCGCCGGGCTCTGACCCTCCGGCCACCCCGCTGGTGGTGCGGCGGTGTTGTTGTCGTCGACCGGGTCCCAGGTAGAAACTTCAGACATCCAGCCACCTCATTGCAATGCGGCGCGCGATGGCGCTGATTGAGCCCAGGATCACCAGCTCGCCGCCGGGCGGGACATGCCTGGCCATCTCGGCGCAGGCATCGAGTAGCCCGATCGGACTGGCGAACGTCTCGGTGACAACATGCCCGACAGCGTCGCGGGCCTGCACCGCTCGCGCATTGGCGGCCGGCGCTCCACGGCAGCGTGAGACGACAAGCGCCTTGTCTTCGGGATAGCCGAGGATATCGGCCATGATACGATCGAACGCGGAAGGCTCTTCTGGCGCGCATCTGAACGCATTCGCCAGATCCTCGTTGGTCGTCACCAACGTGCCCTCAGACCGGGTTTCGATAAAGGCATTCAGTACCAAGGGTACGAGGTACTTATCTTCGGGCACCACAAAGCACGCCAGCTTGGGATGCTGGGGGTCCATTACCGCGGCCAGTTGCGCGCGGATATCGCCAGCGGGTTCAGCTACTGGCTGCATGCGATCTGCTCCTCACGGTACACGGCGGCCCAATCCTGCGGCGCGACAAACCAGCCGAGCGCGGCACACAGCGGATAAAGGACTGCGGTAACAGCCCGGCCGCGCCACAGCTTGCGGGCGCCCTTGACCCCGGCACGGGCGGCGATGTCCTCGGCGCGCCAGCGGAAGACAGCCCCGGTGGCGCGCGAAAGCAGGCTGTCGGGCTTGTGGCGGAGGTGGCGCACCAGCGGGATCGCCCAGATGTAGTAGCCGTTTTTGCCGCGCTCGGGGTAGGCGGCGAAAACCGGCCAACCAGCGAGATAGTGCGCCTTTTTCATTCGTCCCTGGCGCATCAACTCGGTGCAGACAATCCAAAACCCAGCAGTCGCTGCCGCTGCGGGAATACCCTCCAGTCCGGCCGTTGTTGCCAACTCCGCGGCCAGTGGCGGGCCACCGGCGGCAATCGAAGCGTCGGCCAGCGAGCCAAACAGCGGCCCCTGGCTGCCGAGCGTGCCACCGGCACCGAACAAGCCGCCAGTGCCACCCCCGATCCCGAGCTGCTTGCCGAGGTTGAGGGCGCCGCTGCCGGCGCTGAGCGCGCTGGCGACGTCGTTGGTGTAATACGGCGTGGTGCTGCTGGTGCTGCTGCCGGGCGAGCCGCCGCCGCTGATCGCCTTGAGATAGGCGTTCACCTTATCGTACGGCTCCGACAACAGCGACTGATCAAGCGCGCGCAAAGCGGTGCCGGCCCCCGCCGTCGCCGTGCCAGGGGCGAACAGCGATTGGATAAAACTCGGGAAATCCCGCAATGCGGCTTCCTGCGTCGTCAAGCCGGTGCGGAAACCGGTGTCGAGCCCGGCGAGGCCGGTAGTCTGCCCGCGCTGAGTTAGGTCCGCCGCGTTGAGCGCGGTGCGCTCGCCCTGGTCGACGAGGTTGCCGGCGTATTGGTTGCCGGTGATGCCGGTGCCGTAACCCAAGCGCGCCGCCTCGGCGGCGGCCTGGTTGCCGGTGATGCCGAGACTGAGATCAGCTCTTCTGCCGGCGGCGGCATTCTGCGCCGCGGCGTCCATTGCCGCTCGCTCGGACTTGTATTGATCGAAGCCGAATTGCTCGGTAGTTTGGCCGAGCTGATTGCCGAGTGTGGTTTGGGCGTTGCCGTATAACCCCGCCGGTCCCAACTGCGCCCCGCTGCCGTAGCGGCCGCTTTTTGCTGCCGCCGCGTCGATCGACGGCATCACCGATGTCTGGAAATTGCGCGTGATCGGATCGAGTATGTTCTGCAACACACTGGCGGAATAGGGATTGGTCCCCAGATACTTGCCGCTCGCCACGTCCTCCAGTTCCGCCGTGCCGGGACTGCCGCCAATGGCGCGGTTGGCGTAATCGGCAATGGTGCTGCCATATCCTTGGCCGGACGCCGCCGCTTTGTTGCCGTAATCGGCAATGGTGTTACCGTAGCCGTAAGCGGCGTTGACGGCATTGTTAACAACCCGATCCGAGGTCTGCTGCGGCCCGCTGCCGCCGGCAGCCATCTGTGCATACCCGCCATAGGCCGGGCTAGTGCCGCCGCCGGTGATCAGGTTGCCATAGGCGTCGTAACTGCGAGCGGTCGGCCACCCTTGGACGTTGCCGGCGGTATTGGCGATGTCATTGTAGCCGGCCGTCTGGTACGGATTTATCGGCGCCGTGTAGGGTCGGTTCGGATCTTGCGCATAGGGCGTCAGATAATCGGCCGCGCCCTGGACATACTTCGCCAGCGGGTTGGTCTGCGTCGCCGTGCTCGTCACCGGCGTGCTGCTGGAGCCCTTGCCACCGCTCATCTGTTGCCTTTCAGCTCGCGCACCAGGACGACATCGCCGGTACGCCGCGCACCCAGAACCCGCGCCCAGCCGGGCCGCCCCAGTGTCGCCAGGTGGGCGCACCCGGCGTCTTTGGCGTGCGCGGTCAAGACATCCATGGCATCTTCCAGCCACTCGGGCAGATTGCCGCCACCGAGAAACATCACCTCAAGGACGCGCTTGCGCGGGTACTGCTTGATCTCGGTGACGATCGCCGCCTGCACCGCGCCCTCGACTTCGCAGACCCAGATGCCGACCTGGCCGCGCATCGACATCTGCAGCAGATCGATCGGCTCGTAGCAGCCGGTGCGGGTCGTCGCCCGGCGGAGCATCGGCGCGATCTCGTGCCACTTCTCGGCAACTTCCTCGATCGGCGGCAATCGCACCTCGACCCGCGGCAGGCACAGCTTCACCCGCCGCGCCTCGATCACCGGCTGCGGCTCGTCCCATTCCGTCAAGGTCATCAGGCGCCGATGACTTTCCAGGCGGTGCCGTTGTACCAGACGAGCACCTTGTTGGTGCCGCCGCCCGCGACAACGCCGCCCCAGGCCGCGACAGTGCTGTCGCTGACATGAGCCAGCATTCCCGCAGTCGGCGCGGTCGGCAATGCCGCGAAGGTCGTTGCCGCCAGCGTCGGGCGATTGGCCCATGACGCCAGCCCGTTCAGAGTGCCGGCAATCTCGCGCAGCCATGCGCCCCAGCCGGTCTGCGGCTGATCGGGCAGAACGGCGGCGACCACCGGTGATCCCGAGCTGTGCGCGGCCATCAGCGCAGCCTCGCCTCCGGTTGAAGCCGCAGATCCAGACCCTGGAGATGGCGGAAGCCCTGCCCCGCCGGCATCTGCATGCGGAAGCGGACATAGCGCCCGGTCACCCGCTGCGGGCATTCGCCGATCACATTGATGGCAACCGGCGGCTCCCAGATCACAGGATCTTGCAACCGCTCGCGGTGCCCGACGGCTACCGTGGCAACGCCGCCATCGATCAGCGGACGCACCAGATCGATCCAAGCGCGGCGCCCCTCGGCCGGTTGCAATTCAGCCGTTTCAAGCGTCGGCGCCAGCGCCGGGCCGCCGCCGATGTTGAGGCGGTGGTCGACGTCGAACAGGCTGAGCCGCGATGTCTGGTTGCCGACCCAGAACGGATCGTCAAAGCTGGGAAAGATGGTATCGAGGTCGCCAAAGCCGTCGATGCTGTCGAGCGTGTACGAGGTGCCGTACATGGCTTTGCTCAGCCACTCGACAACCTGCTCCGGCTCCAGCTCGATCAGCGCGCCTCGACTTAATTCCCAATTGTAAACCAGCATGCGATTGAGCAGCCCGCCGCCGCCGATCGCCGGGAAGGCCCAGAGGATCGAGCGGGTGCGCGGGTCGCTCACCCCTTGCACGCGGTTGATGTACGCGTCGTCGACCAGGCGATAGAACTCGCGATCGAATTTCTGCGCGCCGATCGGGTAGGCGGTCGAACCGTCGAAGGCTGCAAAGCCGTCTTCCGAAAGATAATAAACGACGGGGATAACAGCCCCGGTTTGCTGGCGCGCGAAGCTCTGCACGATCGACAGCGGCGCAACGGTGCCGCTGGCTCCTTGTGCGACGCGGAAGCTGAAGATCAGCGGCGGACCGGCGTAGTTACCGGTCCAGATGCCGCGTTCCATGAAGATGACGACGTCGGCGCCTTGCGAAAAACCGCTGACCAAACCCGTGACGTTACCCAGATCGGTCTGCTGCATGTCGTTGTAATCGCTCTGCACCTGTATCGCGGTGACACTTCCTGGGGTCGGCCACGACGTAGGATCGTTGATTGATGACCACCACACCCGATACGGCACCTCGCCGCTGACCGGGTCGGTGGTGGCGCCCACCATCAGAAAGTCTTTGACAACCGCGCAGTATTTCGCGATCGGCGCGTCGGCCGAGAGCGGCGAGAAATGCGTGTCGGCCGGCAGCAGCAGAGTCTGGATCGGGTCGACGCCATTGGTGGCGATGACCCGCGTGCCGTAGCTGGTCATGCTCCAGTGACCGCCGTCCGGCGTGTTGTAGGCGCCGCCGGTGGTGCGCGACACGTCGGCCAGCGCCAGCGAGCCCGGCGGCATCCGGTAGAGCTTCTGCCGGTCGCCGGCCAGTGTGTAGATGCTCTCGTCCGGTGCCTTGAGGCTGTAGGCGCCCTGGCATCGCTCGTCGAGCGTGTTGGTCGACAGCGGCACGGCTGTCGGCATCGGGCCGTAACTCTTCGCCGTCAACGGCACGCAATTCTTGATCAGCGGGCTGCCCTGGTTGCCGAAATCGGCCTGATCGGGCAGCCATTCGGGCCAGGGTGCGAGGGTCATATCAGCGCACCACGGTCCAACAGAAATTGGTCGAGTTGTATTGCAATGCCGCGGCATTGTATTGCGGCACTACGATCACCCCATTGCCAAAGCAGATCGAGCCGGAGCCGCCGCCGGTGTCGTCATACGTCACCGCGCCGCCATTGGAGTAGAGCACCAGCTTGCGCTCGTTCCAACCACCTACGGTGCCCGATGGCCCGTTGTAGATAAACTTCACGGTTCCGGTCGACACCGCTTGTGCGGCCTGCGCCCCGATCCGCACGGCATTGGCACTTATGGTCTGTACCGGCACGGAGCCGTCAAACCCGGCATTGTTGGCAACCGCACTGTTCGCGGTCGGCGAGCCGTTGACATATCCGGCGTTCAGCACCGTGCCGAAATCGTTCCCGACCAGCGTGATTGCCTGATTGTTGCCGGCCAAGGCGACCGAAAACTCCGGCGAAGCCGAGCCGACCCCGTCGCAGGCGCCGCCGACCAGGGACCCGGTCACCGAGACATTATTGACCCCGGACGCGACCTTTATATCGGCCGTGCCGTTCGCCGTGTTTGGCGTGTTGTTGTTGCAGAACCGGCTGCCGGCAACGCTCACGCCGCTCGCGCCGCCGTTGATCTCCAGCCCGTTGGTCTTGTTGCTGTAGATCCGCATCGCCGAGAGGGTGAAGCCCGCCACCGTGCCGCCAGCCGTGTTGTTGATGCTGATGCCGGCCCCGGCCGAGGCCGAGGAGGCCCACGAATTGCTGACCGACCATCCTTTGATGGCGGCCCCGGCAAAGGCAGTATCGAAGAACAGGGCGGCGTTCGCACTGGGGACATCACCCAGATGGGTATTGACGATCGTTCCCCAGATCGCCTGTTGCGCGCCGGTGCTCGGATAACAAGTGCCGGTGCATTGCCCTGGGAAAACCTTGGTGCCGTAGAGGCCGCCAAGAAAGCTGCTGTTGCTGACCTGCAATCCGCCGCTGTCCTCGACCAGGACCGCGGCTCCGGCGCTCGCCGGCAGATCCACCGTGGTATTGACGATCTTCGGATCGGTGTTGGAGCTGCCGGTCATCTCGTGCCCGACTCGGATGCCGTAGCAATTGGCCCCCGACGCGCCGCTGATCCGGCTGTTGAGGATCATCGACTGGTTGCCCTGCAGATCGACGCCGACGCAACCGCCGCTGATCAGCACCTTGTCGACCCGGTTGGTGAAATTGCCGGCCGGCATGCGGATGGCGACGCCGCTGGTGCTGACGCCCGCAGCCGCAGCGTCAATCTTCATGTCGCGGATTTCAGTGTAGCTGGTGCCGGTGATGTTGATCAGGTTGATATTGGTGACAAGCTGCTTGATGCAGGGCGTGTTTTCGTTGACTCCCTGGAGGATGATCGGGGCGGAAATCGTGACCGGGGCATTGATCGCGTAGGTGTGGGGGCCGCAGTAGAGGGTGCCGTTGGCGGCCGCGGTGATAGCCGATTGCAGGCAGGCGGTATCATTGGCGACGCCGTCGCCGACACAGCCGAATTGCGTCGGCATCACGCCGGGAACAAGGCTCGGCCCGAGCGCCGTAAACGGCATCGGCACGGCCGGCTTGCTTGCCGTCGGGTCGGGGTTGCCAAGGACGGTGTGCGGGTTGATGTTGCCGAAATTCTGGGCCGCAGCCGAGCCGGAAGCCAACAACAGCAGGGCCAGCCACAGCCGGCGCATCAACGTGACCCCCACTGCGTGCCCATCCAATACAGTTCGACCGACATATAATTGCTCATCAACTGATAGCTCGGATTGCCGTCGATCGTGCCGCTGGCCGGCAACAGGGTGATGGCGTAGGTGCCGGCGTTGCCGGCGGTGTCTTTGAATTTCAGCGCCTGGCCCAGCGCCGGAGTTGACGGGAGGGTGATCGCAATCGGCGCGCCGACGATGTTGTTGATCGACACGTCGCCGGCAGACCCGATCGGCAGCACGGTCGATCCGCTCACCGTAATCGGCGCAGCCGGCGACGAGGCCGGGGCCACGATCGTCCACGCATTGGTCATCGGCGCTCCGTAGATATCGGGCCGGATGGTCAGTTGCCCGGCCCAGCGGGCCTTGCGGTCGGCCTGCTCGATCGAGGCGAAGGCCAACTCACGCCGCTGCCCCCAGGCCAAAGCGCGCTCATCGTGCCCGATAAAGGCTTCAGCTTCGACCAGAACCCCGAACAGATAGGCGTCGGGATGCTCCTGCAGCAGCCAGTTGGTCGGCTGTGCGTCGCTCAGCGGCGGCACGCCGATCTGGTAGAGGATCTCGATCGTCACCGCGCCGCTCGGGCCAGGCCCGAGGCGCAGCTCGCGACCGTGCAGGGTGTATTTGAACGGCGGCCCGGCCCCGCCCGGCAATTCGTGCGGCGTCACATACTCCAGCGGCTGCCCACCGCTGGTAACGAGCCGCAACTCGCGGCAGTCCTGCGGCAATGCCACCGCAGCGGTGCCGCTCACTGTTATATACGCACGCTGCTCAGCATCGCCGCAGCGCAGCCGTCGCCGCGCCTCGCGCTCGAAGAGGGTGATCATGTCAGGGAGAGACGGCACCAGAAGCGCATCACCGGGCCGGGCGAGCCAGTTCAGCACCGCTGTCTGCAGCTCGGCATACGAGGAGAATGGCATCGGTTGGCCTACACGCTGAAGGTGTTGGTTCGCAGGTAGCGCCATTCGCTCGAATTGAGCAGCCGCAGCACCGCCTGGCCGTGCTCGGCCTTCATCACATCGATGCCGTAAAGCTGTTTCCACAACAGCGCCACGTCGATCGGGATGCGCGCCGCCAGGCGCATGTCCTTCTCCGGCCCGGTCCAGCCGGTGTGGTCGGATGTCTGCAGCCGTTTGTTGGTCTCGATGATCGGGCCGACATCGGCTTTGCGATGGATGATGCAGCGATCCGCCATCTCGTCATATTCAAAGGTCTCGACCGCCCCGGTGAGCGGGTCGTGATCCAGGTAACGCGCCATCGGTGCCTCAAAGAAAAAGGCGGCCCAAACGGGTCGCCTGCTAAAATGGCGACGCCGGCCAGAGTGGGTCTGACCGGCGTCAGGGGTGGATTAGCACCCCGCTCGAAGGAGGAAGCGATGGCTACACATCGTCTCCGACTGCGGATAATCGTGGTCCTGATCATAAAGATCAAGATCGCGCGTATCCCGTAGCTGGTGGGCGCTCGGCCTCACGGTCGGGCGCCTCCTCCTTTACCGCCGCTTCGGCGTGTGCGGCCGGGCCGCCTTGGCCGACGCAGACTTGCCGACCGGCGGCTTGGTCGCTGCCGGCGCCTTGGTCACGGTCGGTTTCTTCGGCTGTTCAAGTACAAGAGCCATGCTTCACCTCTCGTTACGGAGCCGTCAAATCGACCACAGCCCCTGAGCTGGCCTCGTTCTTCGCCGCCAGCGTGTACTCGCCGATCAGCATCCGCTTCTCCGCGTCGCCGGTTTTTGCCAGCGGCACTTGCGTAATCGGCCGCAGCCAATCGACCGACCAGTAGCTCCAGTTCAGCAAGAACACGTCGCGCACCCGCTGGAACCGGTTGGGGATAACCCTGACGGTGTGGAAATCTCCGACGTACACATCCACAGTGGCCACTGTCTCGCGTTTCATGACATCGACCATTTTCTGGGCGCCGCCAGTAAAGGCAGAGATCGCCTGTTTATTGCTGGCGCCGGCCATGATGACATCGAGGTCTTCCGAGCTGTTGGTGTAGACGCTCTTCATCGCCGTCTTGAGCATCGCCTCGGTTATCGCGACCGGAGTGGTGCCATCTGTCCGGCCGTTGCTGCCGTCGCCGACCGGGTTGGAGCCGCCCGCCACCACATTGGCGACGTTCGTTTTCAACCACGCCAGGATGCCGGCGCAGAGCGGCGCGGTGGCTGCCGCACCAACCACCTTGGCCTGGTTCGAGAGCAAAATGCCCTCGATGTCGATCTTCAACTCCTTCGCACGCTTGGTCATCTGGTAGGCGAGCTCGGTGCGGCGGCCGGCTTTGTTCACCGCGTCGAGCGTGCCGGAGATGATGACTTCCTTCCGGCTGATCTGCGTTCTGTTTCCCAAGCGGGATGTCACCGACGCGGCCGAAAACGTCGCGATATCGTCGCCCTGGAACTGCGCGTTGTTCAGGTTTATCGCAGCGAGCGCATCGGTCTGCCATTCGTGCAGCACCGCGTCAGCCGTGCCTCTTCCGACATTGCTGGTGAACGGTGTGTCACTTGGTGAGAGAAGATAGATCATATCCAGTGTTGTTATCGCGCGGCTCTTTATCCGCGCTTCTGCCGGTTACCCGGCAGCTCCGACTATCTCATCATCTCGGTGGCGGCCGAGATGCCGGGCACTCGTGGGCGGAGTATCCTTTCGTCACCGCCTAGTCTGTGAACCTGCCGCGCCCCTGGGGTTGCCCTTACATGCGCGGATTGGCTGCGGATTGCCCTCGGCAGAGCCGGTGGGGTGTCCCCGCAATTCACCCGGTTTGCTATAGGCGTCACCGCCTAAAGGTCCGATTATTCAGACAGATCTTCTCTCAAGCCCTGCATTCCCGGCGAACCGCTGAAGGTGGTCGCCGTACCGGTAATAATCGCCATTATCTGGCTCCATAGAGGAAGTCGCCGCCGCCTGTCGGCTGGATGAGGCGGTATGGAGCCGGTGGTCACGCCTGGTCCTCCCAGGGGCGAGCCGGTTAAAGCACGTCGAGTAGGTAGGAAATCGCGTCCTTTTCCGAGCCGGAGCGCCGCAGCGCCGCCATCTTCTGCGCCCTTACCTGCGCCGCTCGCGTGTCGCTCCGCTGCCTTCCGGCACCGGGCGGCTGCACCGCGGGCGCGGTGGTGTTGCGCTTAGTCTCGGCCGCCTGACGCGCGGAGCGAGCCCGATCGGCCTGCATGGCCTCGTTGACGACAAGCAAGACGCGGTGGTCGATGACCTGGCCGATCTCGTCGTCGCGGAAGCCCTTCTGCTGCAGCCACTGCCGCATGTCGGCGGCCAGTTTCGGCCCCTTCTGTTCGTCGCCGAACTCCGGGAGCGCCTCGACCAGCCGGCCCATTTCGGCCTGCCGCAGCGCCGCGAATTGTTGCGCCTGGGCTTGCAGGGATTGCTGCTGCACCCGCTGCAGTTCCTGCTGGATGCCGCCGATCCGGCCGCGGAGCGCGTCGCGCTCGGCGGTCAGTCGGACGTATTCGGCAGGCTGCTCGCTTGCCAGTCGCTGCCAATCGATCGAAGCGAATTTCTGCGCCTCGGGCGCGGCAACGAAGAGCAATTGCTCAAGGTTCTTGGCGTAGCTCTGACGCTCGGTCTGGATCTCGCCAAAGGTTGCTTCCAACGCCTGGCGGTGTTGGTCGATTTCCGCCTGCTTCCGGCCTAGGAGGCTGTCCCGTTCGTTTTCCCGGCGGGCCAGGACGGCCTGAGCTTCGGGAGGGAGCGATTGAAACATCTCCTTGTCGGCGGCAGTCCAGCTTTTCGGAGGCTCGATCTGCTGGTCGGATGGCTCGGCGTCGTCGCCGTCATCCGAGGCAGGTGGTTCCTCGTCGGTATCGCCGGTGACCGGGTCTTCCGGGCCGGCAGCCGGGTCATCCCCGGTTTCCGCTGCCGCGGGCGCCTCGGGCGCCTCCTGCGGCTGTGTCTGTTGGCGTGCGGGCCGGCGCGGGCGCTCGTCGAGCAGCCCCTCAATGCCCTGCATCACCTGCGCTTCGCTCAGCTCGGTGGCGGGCGCAGCGGCGCCTTCGCTGCCGGTCGCCTGGCGCGTTTCACTCATATTGCAAACCCTATGATGTCAGCTAGTTGCCGTTGCCGGGCTGTGTCCCGCCGAGGATGTAGCCGGCAATCGCGGAGAGCGCGGCCAACGCCGCCTCGCCGGAAATTTTGTCGCGGACGCACAAGATCGCGATCGTCGGCACGATCAGAAACAGCACGATCGCCCGCGAGATGATCCGCCCCTCGATCATCTTCCCGACTGTCGTGTCAGTGTGCGGCGCGAAAAATATCGAGGTAAACACCAGCGCGCCGGTCACCGCGACCAGCACCCCAACCATGGCAAAGGTCGCCCAGATCAGGCGGTTGTCATCGTCTCCGGGCACATCAGGCGCGCTTGGCCGCGGCGGCCTTGCCGCGTTCGCGCCGGTGCATCCGCTCCAGCGCGTCGATCAGCACGTCCTTGCCGCCGTGCTTCCAATTGATCGCCGCCGCTGCCATCAGCGCCGCGTCGTAAGTCTCGGCGCTGATCTTCACCCAGCGGGCGCCATCGGCGCGCGGCGTCACCGGCGCGATCTCCGCCATCAGCAATTCGATCGCGGTCTTCACCAGGCTGCGGTTGCTGAAGGGCCGCGGCGGTCGCGTCACTGCCGCTCGTCCAGCCGGGCCTTGGCCTCGATCCCGCGCGCGTTGCCGACCATCCGCTGCAGCTCCTCGCGGAACTTATCCGCCGCCCAGTGCAGCCGATAGGCCGCCTCGCGCGCCTCGACCTGGTCGATCTCCGTCGCCTTCCACGTCTCGATCAGCTTCGCCTGCACCCGCGTCAGCGCCAGGTGCAGCGTCGGGTCGTCGAGCAATCGCTTCGCCGCCTCGCCGAGCTGCATCGGATCGCTCGGCGCCGGCTCTGACGAGCGCCACGTCGGCCGCAGCGGGTTGCCGTGGAGGCGGAAGCCCAGATACTGCTCGGCGAAGCGGGCGAAGATCATTCGCTACAGCGGCGCCCCGCCATTGCCCAGCGCCGGCGCTACGGTCCCCGGCCCGCCCTGGCCCGCGGCATAAGCCCCGGCGGCGAATTTCAGCTCGACCTCGCGCTGCTTCACCGCCGCCTCGGCCTCCACCTTGGCCCGCGCAATGATCAGATCGTGCTGCGCCTGCTGCTGCTCGAGCTGCTGCTGGTGCTGCGCCTTCTGCGCCTCCAGCATCATGTCGTGCTGCTGCTTCTGCTGCGCCAATTGCGCCTCCAGCTCCGCCTTCTGCTGCTGGATCGCCGCCGCCGCCTGCGCCTTCATCTGACCCGCCTGCAACGCCGCCTGCGCTTTCATCTGCGTCGCCTGCACCTGCGCCTGCGCCACGATCAATGCCGGGTTCGGCGGCGGCGCCTCGGGTTGCTGCGGCATCGCCCCGGGCGGCGGCGGCCGGCTCGGATCGGTGAAAAACGACTGCTTGAACCCGGCATTGTCCTGCATCGCCTTCAGCGCGTCGTAGACATTCTGCGGATACACCAGCGGCCCCTTCGGCCCGCCCTGCTGCTGCACGATCTGCCCCTGCAACTGCACGATGGTGCCCAGATGCTGCAATATCTGATCGCGGTTGCCGGTGCCGAGGCCGACCGACACCGATACCGGCATGTCCTCGCCCCATTCGCGCGGGTCGACCCGCAGCCAGTCCCCGGTCACCCGGATGATCCGCTCCTGCTGCTGGTGCTTGCGCACCAACCGCATGATCCCGCGCATCAACGCCTCGACCGCGTGGGCGAAGATCCGCGCAAACAATTCAACCCGCTGCGCCTGCGCCTGCTGCACCATGGCGATGCCGCTCGCCGTGGTGTTGGCCAACGCATCCGCCCCGATCATCTGGTTGCTGCGGGCAACCCCGGTGCGGATCTCCTGCGTACTGTCGATGTATTCCAGCAGCGGAAAGCTCTTGTCGGCGGTGTACGGGATCATCATCGGCCCGATCCCGCCGCTGCGCCGGGTGCGGACAATGCCGCCGGGGCGCAGAGTCAGCAGATCGTCGTAGGTGTTCTCGTTGACGCTGTCATCCGCCACCTCGATCCGCGGCCAGTTGGTCAAATAGGCGTTGTCGATCATCTGCCGCAGGATCGCCGATTTGATCCGCTGCAGATCGCTGGTCAGATCCGCCAGGCTGAGCCCGACCAGCCGGTGCGGCAGCGGGATCGGCGTGGCGCAGACAAACGGCACCTCGTCGACGCACTCGATGCACGGCTCGCCCTCTTTGGTCAGGATGATCAGCCCCTTCCCCGCCGTCATCACCTGATAAAGCTCGGTGGTGCGGTCGTCCCGCGACAGCCGGACGTAATTCTCCTCGACCCAGATCACCCGCGCCGGATCGTCATTGCGCGTGTCGCTGTACGGCGGCAGATCGTCGCCGCCGAACCGCTCGACCCGCTCGATGTTCATCTCCATCGAATCGTGCGACGGGATCAGGTCGAGCGTGTCCTCGTCATAACCCTGCTGCACCAGATCGCTGTACGTCCAGCGCCGCCGGTGCGCCAAAAACGGGATGTCGCCCCGCTTCGCCCGCCGCGAGAACAGCACCTCCTCCGGCGCCACATTCTCGATCCGCACCAACCCGTTCTGCCGCGTCACCCGCAAGGTGACGTCGATCAGCTCGACGGGCACCCCAGGCGGCGCCGGCAATGGCCGATCGCCGTAAAAATCCCCCGCCGGCTGCGGATAGCGCCGCTCCTTCACGATCTCCACATTCGGATCGTGCACCGTCGCGTCGTAATCCGCCTGCGTCCACCCGGTGTAGCTCTTGGTCTCGACACTCTCCTGCTCGTCCCACCAGTATTTGATCCAGCCAAGCTTCTCGAGCAGGCAATCCTTCAAGAAATCGTGGAGTATAAGGAAGCCGGAATTGTCCTTATAAAATATGTGGTTGATGTACGTCGTCGCCTGTTGCGCCAGCACCTCCGGCGGCTTTGGCGGCGGCCCCATCATAGCCCCCATGCCCATCGGCATCGGCGGCGGCGCCGGCCGGCCCGGCTCGACCAGGCAAATCTGGTCGCTCGCGGTGAAAATCCGCATCAAGGCCGGCAGCACCCACTCCACCGCCTCCAGCACCGACAGCGCCACCACCTGGCTGCGCCCCTCGACCTCGTCGCCGAACGGCTCGCCCTGGTAATACTTCAGCGCATTCAGCCGCTCGCTCGACAGCGTGCCGCCATCCTGGCCCAGCGCATCGTCCAGCTCGCGCTGCACGATCGACTTGACCTCGTCCTCGTCCCAATCGCCGCCCAGATCCAGCCCCTGCGGCACCCCGCTCGGCCGGTCATTGCCGAAATCAGCGTAGCTCATGGCCCAACCCGCTAAGCGGCGGAATCGGCAACGGCGCCGCGCCGGCCGGCCCAATCCCCGCATCGCGCAGCAGCTTGATCAACTGCTGCAAATCCACCGCCCCTGCAGATTGCTGCGGCATCGGCTGCATCCAACCAGCCCCAGGCTGCGGCTGCGCCATCCCCGGCGGCCCCGCCTGCGCCAATCCCGGCAACCCGGCAAACGCATTGCCCGCCGCCAGCCCGCCTGGCGCTGGCATCAGCCCCGGATACGGCCGCGGCGTGAAGGACCCCGCGAGGGGACCCGCCGCATCCAACAGACCCTGCAGCATCTCCAGCGCACCCGCCATGGCTCAGCGCCCACCCGCTGTCGGCGGGTACAAATTGCTCAGCGTCGACACAAACCTCCGCGGATCGCGCGCGATGCTGGCCCACTCCGACGACAAGCCCCGCGCCACGTCGGCGTGCTTGCCGGCCTGCAAATCCGCCAACAAATCGCCACCCCTGGTGGCCCGGCCATACGCATCGTTGGCCAGCCGCCACGCCACCACATCCTGGCTCTCCGGCGAAAAATCCGGCACCCCGTATTTCTTCGCGTACCGGTCCCAGGTCGTGCTGATCATCTGATATTTGCCAGCCGCATCCGAGAACTGCCCGCGATACGGCCCCGCCGTGATCCGCTCCAACTGCCGCGGATGATCGTCAAAACTGTCAAACGTCGTCCCCCGGCCGCCGTCGTAGCGGATGTTGTAGCTCGGCGACTCCCCGGACGAGATCGCCGCCAGAAACGGCTGCGCCACCTCCGGCACCGCAGGCAGCGGCTCCGGCTTCGCCATCGCCGCCGGCGACAGCAGCTGATTGAGCGGGCTGCCATAAGGCGGCGCTTGGCCCGCCTCCGGCGCCATCGCCGCCTCCGGCGAGCCAAAATCCCCAGAGCCGGGCCGCTGCAAATACCGCTGCAGCAGGCTCAGCACGTCCGCCATCGCTCAGCCCCCGCGCGGACCCCGACGCGGCGTGTAGGTCAGCGTCCCCTGGCCGCTCTTCGCCTTCGCGACAATCTCCCGAGTGATCCGGTCCGCCGCCCGCCCCGTCGTCACCGCCGGCTTCGCATACAACCCGCCCGCGCTCGCCTTCTGCGGCTTGCCGCCCGGCTTGGCCGCCGATTTGCCGGCAAACATGTCCATCACCGCTCCTCCCGCCGCCCCGGCTCCAGCCCGTAAATCAAAGCCGACAGATCCTCGCGCAAACCGCGCATGCTCGGCCCATCATCCGGCCCCGCCGGAGTCGGCCACAACCACTCGCGCAACCCATACCAAGGCCGCAACGCAACCCAAAACCACGCCTCGCGCAGCCAAAACGCCGGGTCAAACTCCGTCTCCCCACCCCACCGCTCAGCCGGGTAGATCAGCCAGCGCAGCTTCATCACGCCCCCCGCGGCGGCCGCCGCACCAAACCCGCCCGAGCCTCCCGATCCGCCGCGTGATCCGGCTGCGCCCCGTACAATTCGCCCGACACATCCTTCGGCAATAACGCCGCCAGATCCAACAGCCGCGCCCCCTGCTCGCCATACGCCGCCGTCAACCGCGCCTGCCCCGCCTCCAGCTCCGATACCCGATCCGCCAGCGCCGCTACCCGCGCCCGCAACTCCTCGAACTCCCGCACGTCGCTGCTGCTCATCCCGCCTCTCCACCCTGCAACGCCGCGACGTCCTCGCGCCGCTCCCGCCCGTCCAGCGCCCGATGCACAACCACACCGTCGCCGTCGCACACCGGACCGCACCAGCACGCCAAACTCGCCTCGTGCTCCCGCACATCCCCCAGCGGCACCACATGCCGCCGCCACAACGCCGGATCGGCCATCATCGCCGACCCTCCTTCACTGTCGTAAAGCTCGCGCATGATCGGTTGCCCGCGATAGGCCGCAAGCTGTTGATCCATCCGGTATTGTCTATCAGTCAGGGGGCTATCCCAGACCGAGTTGGCCGATCCGGTAATCGTGTCACACAACGCTTTTGCCATCGCCTCGAGCACCTCGGCCGGCGGCTCCCACGGCAGCGCGGCGCGCAGCGCAGCGATGATGGCGGCGTCGATAATCGGCACCTCGGTCATCGCCGCCTAAACGATCCCCAACTGCGCATACTTTAGCGGCTTCGCCCGACCCCGCGGCGCCTCGTACGCCACGCACATGAGTCCAAAGGCGTCGGCGCAATGCGACGCCCAATCATGCTCCGGACCGAGACCGACGTCCCGCACATCCTCCGACTTGCGCTCGTGATACCACGCCAGCGCCTCGCGCCCAGCAGTGGTGGTGTCTTCATTGAACCATACGCTCGGGAAAAGCCGCCTCGCCGCCTCTATCCGCGCCCGCGCCGCACCGCGACCCTGGTTCGGTATCACCTCGACACTAAACCCCGCCTCCCGAAACGCGCTCTCGAAACTCACCTCGTAAACCCGATCGTGCGTCGCCCCGTCATGCGGCAAATATATCCCGGCCTTGCCCCAGCCCTTCTCCCGCAGCCACGCAACATGCACGCTCAAGGGCTCGCCGACGCTCTCGTAATAATCCAGCACCCGGATCTCACCCCGCCCGACAAACTGACACACCCACTGCGCATAAGCGTCCGACCGGGCCCCCGTGCCGCCTATGTCGACATACACCCGCACAGGCAGAAGCGGGTCCTTCGATACGTGCCCGATCCGGCCCTCCTCCTTCGCCTCGTTCAGCAGCTTCGCGTAGTAAGCACCGATGGCGCCGGTGGCAAACTCACCCAGCCACACATGCCCATACTGCTCCGGACGCTTCGCCTCATCCTCCGCCCGGATCGCCTCCAACACACTCGGAAACCACGGATTGTCCCGATAGTTGACCGAGACGATCCTCGCCCCCTCCGGCGGATGCTCGCGAAACCGCTGATTGGTGGCGCTGGCTCTCCGCTCCGGGTTCCACGTCACCCAAATCTCCGCACCCTCCTCCCGCACCGTCGGAATCGCCTTCTGCCAAGCGGTTTCGGACACCGGCTCCGCCTCATCCACCCACAACAGCCGTATCCGCGCCGTGCTCTTCACGCTCTCAATGTTCCGCCGCAGCCCGACAAAGGTAAAATCAATCCGCCCGTCCCGCGTCCGCACATACTTCTCGCCAACCTCGTAATGCGCCGCCAACCAAGGCTCCGAGGCGATCGCCGCCTTGATCTCGGCAAGGGAGGATTCATCCAGGCTGTTCTGAAACTCCCGACCGCACACAATCACGCCGCTCTGGCCCGCCAGACTGCACCGCAACCCATGCACCGCCGCCATCTTCGCAAAGCTGCGGCTCTTCGCACTGCCCCTACCGCCATACGCGCCCCGAAACAAAGCCTCCCCCGAAAAGACGGGTATCAGCTTCTCCGGAAGCTCAATCGACTGATTGCTCATCGAACCGTCACCGCTTCCGCTGACACTGACTGCCAATAAACCACCACAGCACCGCATTCACCACCACAAACTCCACCACCAGACAGATCACGGCTTCACCAACAGCGAAGATGCCATCAATGATACCGCTAAGTGACGCTGGTACACTCCCATGTGGCCGCCGTCACTGGTGACAGAAACTCGGGCGGAATTTGCAAAAAAAATATTCGAGGGGTATACCGAAAACACCTATACGGAATGGGGCCGTCAGCCGCCGATATGGAACCATCCGTTTCCGGGGGTGGCCCGGCCGGGCCAGGCCCCGTCTATGCCGGCTTGCCTTTTAGGCTACGCGCGCAGAGGGGCATTCAATGCTGTTGCGGAGATGGACCATAGTATGGACCACATCAGGCCGCCTGGTTAAATCGCCAATGTTTCTGCGGGTTTTGGCCCGATAGGGGCGGATAGAATGTCCGCACCGCGGCTCAATCCTCGCTCTCGTCCGGCTTGGGCAGCCGCTTCGGCGCCACCGGGACAAGTTGGATCATGGTGATCAATGGCCGATCGGGGTCCGAGGTCAGCTCCTGCGTGACCTTGTCGCCGAATTGGCGCGGCAACATCTTCGACAGAAACCATTTTCTGTTGTCGGACATCAATCTTGCCTTTTGTACCAAGGCGTTATCAGGAATGCCGTTCACCGTAATGTCGGCGTCACTGATCTCAATGATCTCCTCGGCCATGCTCTCAAAGCCCATTTCCCGGGCTTGTGCGTATTGCGGACCAAAGGTGTCGCCCAACTTTCGCACCCATTTGCGCACTGCCTTTTCGTCCGGCATGGCTGGGTCTCGGCAGATGCTTCTCAAGCTTTCGCCTGTTGCGAGGCGGTCGAGGATCTGCTCCGCGATTTCGTCGGAATAGACGGGTTGGCCGTTGTGGCCGCCGCGCTTACGGACTGCGCCGCTCTGTGAGACGCCAGATTTAGCGTCATTCTGCATAGGATACCGCAATTGGTTGGGTAAGTTCGGAGCCATTGTCAAGACCAATCACATCCGGAAGTGGTGTTGGAGCGTGCCCAGCGTGCTCAAGAGCACGCCTTTAGCGACCTCGTTTCGGATAGGTTTTCCGGTCCAGGCTTGTCGCCGGGCGAAGCTTTGGACCGAGCAGTCATTGCCGAGGACGTGCCAGGCGCAGCTTCCGGCGGGAGAAGCCAGCCCACCCAGCGCATCCAGTGCGCGGTCGAGCGCGGTTTTGGCCCAGAGGCTCCCCATTGGCTGAGCGAGCCCGTGGGCGCCGCTGACGTGGGTTTTGGCGGGGTCTGTGGCCTTGATCGGATCGCGAGCGGCGGCTCGGAAGATGGCGTGGAATTGCTCGCCGGCGGCGCGTTGAGCGGCGGTGATATCGCCGGCCCTCTCCAACCGGGCCAGCAGGGTTTCGGCGCGCCAGGGGTTGCCGATGCGGCCGAGGCTATCGGCGAGCTGGGAGCGATCGCGGGTAACGCGGTTGTGCTGTCGGCGCTCGGCCGATGGGGCGAGGGGGTTCATGCGGCGGTGTTTCGGGCTATGGCTTCGGCGGCGAGGCGGGCTTCGGTTTCGGCTTTTTTGCGCTGCGCCTCGGCGATGGCGGTCATGCGCTCGGCATTGCTGCGCCATCCGAGGCTGCGGGCGTAGGCGTCGAGGTTGGTGGGAGGCGGCATGGGCTGTTGGGCTTCGCGGCAGAGGTTGCGGATTTCGGCGATCGAGGGTCGTTTGGCATGGGCTCGGCGCCATTCCCGGCAGGCGGCGGCGACGTCGTGGTATGGGAATTCGTGGAGGTCTTCGATCCAGTCTGCGATTTGGGCTTGGCGAGTTGCGGGGGGGTCAGCCGCGGTCCAGAAGTGGCTCAGCAGGTTTGCAATCAGCGCAGCGAGCGGTCTCGCGCTGGCGGCGGTCGAAGGCGTCTGCGGCTCTCGCAGCGCCGAGATAGAGGCTTTCGACGGGGGAAAGTCGTTGATTTCTGCCACTTCCATTGCTCCGCGGGGTTTCGTCCGGTTGATCGAGCCAGCGGTCCTGGCTGAGCCAGGTAGCGGGGTTGCACCAGGGTCGGTCCGGGGGTTTGTCTCGGATGTAGTTTTCGAGGCCGGCGCTGATCTTTTCGGGCGGAGCGCGGGCTACGGCTCTGCGGTATTGGGCCTCCGCGGCGCGCTTTGCCACTTTATGGGGATATAAATCCCAGAAGTTCGCCCAACCAACGAGGCCCCCCTCCAAGGGGGGCTTATGGGGGGTTACTCTTTCTTTCTTATCTTTCTTACTTTGTGAAGGTGAAGGTAAGACGCGCGCGCGCGAAGCTACGCTTGAGCTATGGGGGGAGCTATGGGTTGAGCTACCAGCAGTGCTACTAGCTGAGCTACTAGCTGAGCTACCGTTAGCCCAGCGTTTGGCGGCGGTCATATTTCCGCCGGAGCGGCGCGCGTTTGCTAGGGTTTCGGCCTTTTCAAGTTCGGCGTCGATGCGTTTGTGGCGCCATTCCTGGCCGTCAGAAATTTCAAAGAAATGTTCCATGGTTGGGCGCATTTTTTTCCACTCAGAACGAGACATTTTTGTGATCATTCTGAGTGAATTATTTTCATCGGGCAGGGGGCCGCCGTTGCGCCAGTAGGCCATGATCAACAGAAAATAGACGCCGTGCTGAAGCGGGGTCAGATGCTGGGTATCGGCGAGGTAGTCGCCGATATAGAGGGGCATCCAAGTATCGCTTGGCTTGGGCATCGCACCTATCCGGCACGTTGGAGGGAGCTCTGCTCGCGAGCGGCGAGCCATTCGAGCATGAAGGTGCGGACCTGGCCCCAGGTCGCGGAGCCGCGATACTTTCCGGTGAGGGCTTCCCAAGCCGCCCAAGGCCGCACCCGATCGTCGGCGGCGCGCCAGTAGCGGATGGTGGCGTCGACGTCGGCGCGCAACGCAGCGGTGGTCATGGCTCGCACCATTCGATGGCAAACACTCGCCCTTGCTTGTCGAGCAGCAGCCAGCACCACATCCATTCCTGGTATGTTGTGATCGGCGACGGGCGCTGTCGCCAGATGGGGCCGATCCTGCTCATGGCCGGCACTCCATCACCGCTGCGACGAACTCGGCGGCGGCTTGCGGCGTGATGGCGCGAAGATAGTTAGCGGCCGCCTCTAATCGAGCGGCGCTATCTCCGGCGTGGCCGACCATTCGGTTGCAGTTAGTGCAAAGAAGACCGCGGACACGACTAGTGCTGTGGTCGTGATCAACATCAAAGGCTCGCTCTTGCGTCTTTTGGCATATGGCGCATCGGCCATTTTGGCGTACAAACAACGCATCGTACCCGGCCTGATCAATGCCGTATTTTCGTATTAAATGCCGCTCGCGCTCTCGTTCAGGATTAGCCCAGTAGCGGCGTTTGTCTCCATCTGTCCTGCGCATGTATTCGCGAGTCGCGGCCATCTTGCAGACTTTGCAACGCGCCTGTAGGCCATGTTTCTTGCGGCGATCCGCGAAGAAATCCGTCCTTGGCTTTGTTTGCCCACATGCGGTGCAGGTTCTCACGGAGCGCACTCCATGAAAGCCTTTATGAACTCGGTAGCGAGCGGGGCGACAATCGCATTGCCGTAGGCGCGCAGTCGTCCCACTCGGGCGGAAACCCCATGCGCTGGCGCCATGTTTCCGGCGTCACTTCGATGCCGGCGCAACCCGGCCATTTTGCCATCGATGGGCACGATTGGTTGGCTGTTGCCGTTGGTGTTGCCGACAAAGTAAATCCGAGGGCGCGCATGGTCTTTGCCGACAGCGACAGCCGGAAGAACTGCCGCCCCGATTTCGTAACCCAGAACTTCCAAATCATCGCAGACGCGATCGAGCCAGCTTCCCTTCTGGGGAATCTGTTCACCAAAGAGCGTTCGAGGGCGAGTTGCAGCGATGAGACGGCACCATTGCGGCCAGAGGTCTTGTGCAATGGTCCGACCTCGCGCCGCTCCTGAGAGCGGCTGACAGGGGCACGAACCTGTCCAAACAGGTCGAGCGTCATCCCATCCGGCCAGTCTGAGGGCGACTGACCAGCCTGCGATTCCGGCGAAGAAGTGGCACTGGCTGTAGCCGCGAAGATCGTCGGCTCGAACATCGACAATTGAGCGTTCGTCGACATCGCCGCCCGCGATATGGCCTTCAGCGACGAGGTTTCGGAGCCACTGTGCGGCATAGGGATCGACCTCGTTGTAGTAGGCGGTGCTCATGCGGCGGCCTCCAGGGGGAGTTCACCAGCGCGCGGCAATGGTGCCACTGTCACCACCAGTTTTGGCTGCAGGCCGTAACGCTTGGTCATGTGCACGTCGACAACGAGCGCGTCGTTGGTGACAACGATACCATTTAGCATGGCATCGGCGGCCAATTTATAGACATTGTCGATGTCGGGTCGGGTGCCGGGCCTTATAATGCCTAAGATTGCGAGATTGCGGCGTTTTTTACTCCAACTGGCAGGAATTGGCAGTTCTGCCAGAAGGGTGACCGACACCGGCTCGTCGAGGACTGCCGCACCCATTTCGCGCATGGTGTTGGCGGCTTCGATGCGGAGCGCGGCCATGGCGTTACGCTGCGGCGCCGGGACAAAGTGGGCCCCGGTGCGGGCAGCGATGCGCATGCGGGCGAAGGGGGTGGGCTCGCCCAACAACACCACTGTCACCGGCTGCGCGGTCATGTCTTTTTCACCGCGTCAAACAGTGACAACTGCCCTGGCAGATCTTTGGGCCGGCGCATTTTGGGCGGCTTATCCCAAGGGTAGATTTTGACTTTCGCCGCAGCGGCGGCATTAAGAATGTGGTCCGGCACCTTGATCCAGCCGAGGAATTGGAAGGGGCCGTTGCCATCGGTGACATCCCAGACGACGCCGCCGCTGGGGAAGCGCCAACTCGGGGGAATCTCCATCGGGACAGGGAGCGCGCTGATCGGCGCCCACAGCAGATGCGGCTTAAAGTCCACGTCTTCCTTACGCGGCTTTAAGTGGATGAAAGCCAAGTCGACCGGGACGCCGCCCGCATTGATTTTCTTGTAGGCTAACCACTTGTGGCGGTCGGTGCCGGTGCACCAGATGCCGAGCTTCTGGAATTTGTAGGCGCCGTTTGGTTTGGCTTTGACCTCCACCAGGCGTGAGTGGCGGATGCCGGCAAGGTCGAACAGTTGCAGGTCGGGCATGATGACTTTGCCGGCTCGGCCTTCGGCCATCGAGGCGCCGCGGCCGAGGTCGGCGACGTGCAGGACGTGCCAGCCATTATCGATAGCCCACCGGGCGGCTTGGCCTTCCGACCATTCGGTTAACTGTCTGAGCCAATCGTTGGTCAGCATAGGGGTGCGCCCAGGTAAATTGGCTCGACGCAGAAGCCGATTTCGCTAAACACCTTGACGAATTGATTGAGGTTGCGGCCGTAATAGAAGAAGGCCTGTCCTTGGGTCGGCAGCACGGGTTGCGCATTGGGCACGGTGAAGTGAATGCGGCCGGTGGTGAAGCAGATGCCGTAGCAGGCGGCGGCGGCTCTAAAAAACCACTGCGTGTCGGTGGAATTGTTGGTGAGGACGATCGCCTGGTGGGTGCGCCCGGCGGCGATTTCATCGATCAGCTTATCGATAAACAGCGGCGCCAGCTCGCGGTGATAGGGCGGGTTGAGCCACACGTTGCCGTCCCAGGGTTGTTCCAGGCCGTTATCGGTTTCGGTGAAGAAGCGGGTGGCGCGGACGGTTTGCTGGGCAATTGGCGAGGAGGCCGGGTCGAGGTCGATGGTGCCGAGGACACGGCGGGCGCGCTCGATGTATTCGGCGGGCGTGTACCGCTCGAACTCGCCGGTGCCTTCAGTGCCGCGGATGGTGTTGGCGTTTTCCTGCTCGCAGATGCGGACGCTACGCCGACCGGCCTCTTCGAGAGCGGCACCTAGCTTGTCATCCGATACCACCCACCGCTTGCCTTCTTTCTCGCAGAGGCGCTGGCGCCAGCGGTGGACGATACGCTTGCCCGGGTCGGCGTCTGGCAAAACGGGTCTTGGAACTGCGACCCGTTTTCCTCGGCCGGGAGCACCGATCGCTTGCGACGGCACGGCAACATCCTGGCGGTAAACCACATAGCCCGCCTGCTTCGTCAGCTTCAGCTTGACTGCCTCGAATAGCTTCTCAGGGTCCTTGGCGGCCTTCCAGTGCTTCTCGGCGGCTTCCGCGACGACGATCTGTTTGAGCGAGGTTTCGGCGTCGGCGAGGGTCGCGGGAACATGGACGACCGGCAGCACCGCCGGCACTTTGGCGGCTTCACGCTGCTGCCGCAGCTCGGCGACGGCGGCGTAGTACGAGTCGTGGAGGTCGACGCTGGCGTTGTATTCGCGCTCGGTCACGGCAGCGCCTCCGGCGATAAGTGCCGGCAGCCGCCGCTAGGGGGTAGCGCCGCGCGGAGGTTGTGCGCGGTGAGCGGCTGCCGGCAGCCGGCGTGCGGGCTGTCCCGAAGCGCCCGCGGGCCGGGTGGGGATGGGGTTGCGGCGCTCATGCGGCGGCCTCGGTCGGCGGCACCAGGCGGGGCACCGGCGCCCGCACCGTCTGCGGCTGCTCCATCTCGTCGGCAACAGCGCGCAATCTGGCGGCGGCGGCGGCGATGGCGTCGGGGTGCAGGGTGCTTTCCCAGGTGACCATGCGGTGGCCGCAGCGGCGGCAGCGGCGGATGCGGCGGACATAGCCGGACTGCGGCTGCAGCCGGCTATCGGTGACGCGGGTGGCGGCCTGGCAGTGCGGGCAGGGCATCAGCGGCTCCGCCCGGTCGCTGGAGGCGCTGCGCGGCGGGTGTCGGGGCGCCATTCCGGGGGGATATATTCACCCGCGAGCCAGCGGCGGCGCAGCTCGGCGATCACCGCCATATAGCTTTCGTAGAAGTCGCGCTCGGGATCGAAGATGCGATTAGTCACAGCGTCGCCTCAATTTGGCATGCCGTGGCGTGTGGCCGCCGGTAATCGCGGAACAGATCAAGTTGGCGGTAGGCGGCCTTTACGCGCTTACAGGCAAGGGCAAACCATTTCGGGTCGCTTTCGCAGCCGAGAAAGCGGCGGCCGAGTTGCGCGGCGGCGACGGCGGTGCTGCCGGCCCCCATAAAGGGGTCGAGGACCAGGTGGCTGGGCTCGGTGTGCAGACGGATAAACAACCCGGCCAGTGCTTCGGGTTTAGCCGTGGGGTGGTCACCAGCGCCGGGGATTATTTTCTTGATCCCGTGCGCGCCAGGCCGGAGCACGTTTTCGATGGCATTTGTTGTGTCGTACCAACGGCAGGGGCCGCCGCGTTTTTGCCCAACGAGGACTGTTTCGTAAGAGCGGCGATAGTGCCAGCCCATGCCCATCGGGCCTTTGTCGAACACCACCATTTGCTTAAAGCCGAGGGCCTCGTCGAGCCAGAGCGACCAGCGGGCGAATTGGGGATCGGGGCCGCCGCCGCCACAGCAGCAGCAGCAGCAGCAGCAGCCGCCGGCGGCTAGGAGCCGGTTAGCTTCGGCAAACAGCCACCGCGCAATTTCGTTTGCTTCCGGGCCATCGTTGTCGATGGGGCGTGGCGTAGCCGCCTCTATTTCATTAGCTGGTCGGCCTAAGGCTTTCTCCCACCGCTCGATAAGGTCGCCGTTGTTGTTGTTGTGGCCATAGGGCGGGTCGGTGAATATGAAGTCGATGCTGGCGCTTGCCAGTGTCGGCAATATCTCGCGGCAGTCGCCGAGATAGAGTGTGGCGGCCCCGATATGTTCAACGCGCGTGGCCATCAGCGGGCCCGGGGGAAGGAGACTGGCGCGAGGCCAGCCTCCCTCCCTGCTACCAGACGATGGTGAGGTTGACGGAAACCCGCCAGATCACCATAGTCAGGTGCAGGAGCCGCCGATGGGTACGAGCCATCATTCGCTCCTTCGAAGCGCCGGCCGGGGCATTCCGACCGGCGTTTCACGTTAGCAGACGAAGTCAGCCGCTTCACAATCTCCCGCGAGATCACGTTTCTGATGAAGGCGACTTGATCGCTGGTCATTGCCATCACCGCGCCCAGCGTTTTAGGGCGAGGCAGAGCAGCACGGCCGCGGGCATGGTGATGACGAGGTAGAAGGCGACGATGAGGGCGAAGGTGGTCATTCGGCGGCGCAATCGGCGCGCTTTGCCGCCTTGGGACGCGCGATACCGCGAGGCCAAGGCACTCCTGATGGCCAATTTTCGTAAAAGAATGCCTCTATCGTGGCGAGCGTGTAGCTGTTGGCACCCCGCCCTTCAATTAGGCGATTGAAGATTTTGTGATTTCCGGGACAAGCTCGCAAAGCGACCGTACTGAGCGCGACATCCTCTGCGGCTGCATAGCGGCGGGCCAGATGCAGGATCTCGTTTGGACTCAGCATAGGCGTCAGAATACGCGGAATTTATTCCGTCAGACAAGGCCAAAACCCATCTTGCTCGACAGGAGCGGCCTGATAGCGGGAATGATTTGGGTGGAATATTAGAATATTTTCCAATATGAGTAGCGTGATTGGAATCGTGCAATTGCCCCTTTTGGAAGATTTAGACCGTGCCCTCTGGGCCGATCAGAGGATGTGGGGAGACGTGGAAGACCAGTTGTGGGATGACCCCGCGTTTAAGGCGCGTCTTCGCATCGCGGCGAAACGCAAGGGGACGAGTGTTGCCAAGGCTCTGCTCGCGGTTGGCGCGTCTCGCAATTATCTGGACAAACCGATCGAAGGACGATCGACGAACACGATCCTAAAGCTTGCGCGGCATCTCGAAATCTCGCCCGCGCTCTTAATGGGGATTGCACCTTTTGACCTCGGTATGGAGGTCCCCAAGGTCAGCAAAATGACAGAGAGTGAACGATTGCAGCAGCTTAAGATTGTAGCAAAGACGATCGCGCTCCAGCTCGCTGCGTTAGTCTATTGCACGAGCGATAGATCGGATGCCGACCCCGCAGTGCTGATGAAATTTGTGCTGCAGGAGATCAATGGCAATCACTCGGTGAGTGAGGATATCGGCGGCAAGGGGATGTAAAAGCAAGGCTTTAGGCGGCACTCGCCATCAAGGGTAAACCAGTCGCTACCATCCCATTCGCTGAGCGCCCAGTCACTGCCATTGACGCCTGGGGAGACCAAGCACGGGCCATAAATTTCGTTTGGTTTGGTGGGAGCCTTAGCAATCGGTAGCAGAGGCCCCAAAGACGGTTTTGCCATTGTGCCTGCTCAGCAGTGTTTATTGCCCTTTCCGGTAGCATACGTACCCCGTACTGGACAACGCAACTGCCTGCCGGAATAAATCCGGAAATTTTTCAAACTGGCTGGACGACGGAATTTATTCCGCTTAGGATAACGGAGGCTCACTGAAGAGGCCTTCGTCAAAATGCACCCCCGCCCGCACCTCGACACCCTTCTCTGGCGCGTCTTTACCGAGGCGCAGACCTTGCTGCGCGAGGCGGAGCGGGTCGAGATCGGGCAATACCAGCACCTGGCGGCGCACCTGCTGCCGCTGAGCCGGGCGGTGGAGGCGGTGGAGGATCACGAGCAGCGCGCGGCCGAGGCCGAGGACCGGGCGGCACAGCGGATGGGCTGGCTTTGATGGACAGCCTGCAGCGGATCGACGACTTGCTTGCAGACGTTAAGTCGGTGCTCGACGAGATAGCGCGCGTCCGCAGCGGGGGCGGATCGCCGGACGATCTGGATCTGATCGCCCGCTATCGTCGGTTGCTCGTTAAGCTCGAGTGGGCGCAGGCTTATCTCTCGGAGCCACCCGAATGATCACCGACCGGGACATGCCCTCGATGTCGCCGCCGCGGCACGAGCTGGCGGCGCTGGCCGACGAGATCATCACGGACGTGCGCCATTATTACGGTGCCGATATCGACGACAAACTGGTGCGGGCGTTGCGCCGCGACTTGATCCGCACGCTGCTCTATGTCCGCGACGAGGCGGCCCGCGGCTGGCTCGGCAGTGCGATACGGCGCAGCGCCGATGACTAGCGCCCTCGCCGGGCTGCTGCTGCTCGCCGCCGCGGACATGGACACGGTGGCGCCGCAGGTGCTGACCGTGGAGTGGCCGGACGGGCGGACAGAGGTGGTTGCGGCGACCAACGCGGCGATCTGCGCGCTGGCGGTGACGGCGCTGATGACGGGGCTGTGGCGGCCGGTCGGCGAGCCCGATCCGCCGCTGAGCGCGAGCTGCGCCACCGGCAATGCGTTTGCGGCGGATGCGTTTTGCATACACGGGCTTAGCTGCGAGCGGAGACGATGAACCACTGCATAGGGTGCCCGCATCCAGATGATTGTGAGTGCGCTCTCGGTACAGCGCAGGGATTGCATGAAGGTTGCGGTGGATATCTGCGGCTAGGCTATGGGTTTGCTGGTGGAGGGATTGGTTCCTACACCTACTGCGACAAGTGCAACACGATCTCCAACAAACGGGCGGACGAGGAGTAGCCACAATGGGCGCCATCTCGTTCTCGAATGTCGTGTTTGAGCAGCCGATCCGCCGCCGCCGCATGCTGGCGCGCCTCGCCATCCCGACCGGCGTCGCGCTGTGGGCGGCGGCGATCGTCTGGCTGCTGGTGCGGGTGGCGTCGTGACCGGGCCGGTGCGCGAAGCCCACGAGAAGGTCTGCCTCTCATGCGGGCGGGTGTTCTACAAAAAGCCAGGAAACAAATGGGGCAGACAAACAACATGTTCTAAATCATGCGCAACACGCCTGCGCCATTCCAATGGCGAACGGCTTGGCACAAAGCCAAAACCGATTAGCGTTAGGTTTTGGGAGAAGGTTAAAAAGACTGAGAATTGCTGGTTATGGACGGCATCATTAGATGCCGCCGGATACGGTCAATTATCAGCCCGTCGCAGCCAAGGGCGGCCGATGCGAGCATCTCGCGTCTCGTGGGAGTTGCACTTCGGGGAAATCCCGAGCGGGATAGAGGTTTGTCACGAATGCGATAACCCTCGCTGCGTGAACCCGTCCCACCTGTTCCTTGGAACACATGCGGTTAACATGCGAGACGCCTTCCATAAGGGGCGAATAACGAGGAATGAAATATCTGGCCGGTTCATGAGCGGGGGTCGCAATGAACCGTGAAGTGCGCGAAATTACGTCTACTGGGGATTGGCTCGACTGGCGGCGTGCCGACATAACAGCGAGCCGGCTACCGGCATTGTTCGGATTGCATCCATATTTGTCACTTGAGCAACTCGCCGAAATCATGCGCGGCGCGGTATCGAGCGGCGCCGGGGCGATCCCTGCCGATAGTCCCGCAATGCGGGCTGGCCGTATTCTAGAGCCTGCCGTTGCCGCTGCTATCCGCGAAGAAAAACCCGAATGGACGCTGCGGAAGGCATCGACATATCACCGGCTGCCGGAACACCGGCTTGGATGCACGCCTGACTATTGGTGTGCAGCAGAAGAGGATGACGGGCTCATTCAGATTAAGACTGTCGGACCGCATCAGTTTGAGAAGTGGCACGGCCGTCCGCCGACCGGGTACTTGATCCAGACGCTTGCAGAATTGATTGTCACCGGGCGCACGTGGGGTTGTTTGGCGGTAATGGTGCGCTCGCCTAGCTATCCGGTCTTTTATTATTCAGTCCCGCGTCACGAAGCGGCTGAGGCCAAGATCCTCGATGCTGTCGCAGCGTGGTGGCGCGACTTCGATGCCGGCCTGCTTCCTGGCGCTGCACCAAGCGAGGCGCTAGCGGCCGACTTGGATGATGGTTCGTATCGAGACTTATCGAGCGACAATTTCCTCTGCGCCTCGCTGCCGGAGCGCGAGCAACTGAAATCCGAGATTTCGGCAGCCGAGAAGCGTGTCGCCGAGATTGACGCGGCGCTGAAGGCGGCGCTGGGGCCGGCGAGCAGCGGCTGGCTACCGGGCTACAACATCACCTGGCGCACCCAGCACCGACGCGAGACTGTCATCCCCGAGCGCGATATCCGCGTGCTGCGCGTGCGGGCCGCCGCCGAGGAGGAGGGAGCCGATGTCCAATGAGTTAGCGCCGCTGCCGTTTGAACAGATGCAGGCGTTGGCGCAGTCGATCGCGCGCAGCGGCATGTTCGGGATCAAGACACCGGATCAAGCGATGGTGTTGATGGCGATCGCCGCCGCTGAAGGGCGACCGGCGGTTCTGGCCGCACGCGATTATCATGTGATAAACGGCAGCCCGTCGAAGAAATCGGAAGCAATGCTGCGGGACTTCCTCGGGGCCGGTGGCCGGGTGCAGTGGCACGAGCTGAGCGACCAGGCTGCCGAGGCGACGTTCTCGCACCCGCAGGGCGGCGAAGCGAAGATCCGCTGGGACGCGGCCCGCGTAGCGCAGGCGCAACTGTCGAACCCGATGCACCGCAAGTTTCCCAGGCAGATGCTGCGCTCGCGGGTGGTGTCGGAAGGTGTCCGCACGATCTGGCCGATGGCTACGGGGGGCCTTTACGCGCCCGAGGAGGCGGCCGAGATGCGGGCGGAGCCGATCGACGTGACGCCGCCGCCCGCGCCGGTCGACACGGCGGCCGATCTCGATGCCTTCGCCGGCATGACGGCGTCGATCGATGAAGTGGCGCTGCAAAACGAGGCCAACAGCGCAGCAATGCTGGGTGCCGAGGCGTTTCGCGCCTTCTGGGCGGCTTTAGACCCTGCCATGCGCAATTCGCTGCGCCCCGCGCTTTCCGCCTATCAAGCTACCGCCGCAACTGCCGACGAGCGTGCGCGCGATGAAGACCCCTTCGGCCTGCCGCCGCTGCCCGAGGCGGCAAAGCCCCGCTTGAGGTACGCCGACGACGAGATGCCGGGGGAAGTAGTGATTGTCGAGGCGCCGGCGGTGCCGTTTGCGGCGGCGGTGCGGGCGCTGATGCCAGTTGCCAACGAGGGCGGCGAGCTGAACTGGCAGGCGTGGAGCGATGCGTTTGTCGAGCTGATCGCCAGCGCCAGCCCGGGGGATTGCGAGAAATTGCGGATATCGTCGCTGGCGCAGTTCGGCCGGTGCCGGACCCAGAACGGCGATGCGGCGCGCGCCATCCTTGATGCGCTGGCGGCAAGAACGAAGGAGGTGACAAATGGCTGAATTTGTATTGCATATCGTGGGCTTATCGCCGCTGTTGACACACAACCCGGCATCGATGGCGATCCCTAAAGCGGTGGGCACGAGAGGCTCCAACATTCCGCTGCCGGAAGTCGAGGCCGAGGCTGCGGCTTATCGGTTGGCTGATGGGCAATGCGCGCTCCCGGCCATCGCACTGCGCTCGGCGATCATCGAGGCGGCGGGCGCCTGGAAGGCGGCGGGCCGGCGCAGTTCCATGAAATCCGTTCTAGCCCACATCGAGGTCCAAGACGAGCTGCTGCCGCTGTGGAACCCCGACGATGGCTCGCCGCTAACGTCATATGTCATCGACCGGCGCCGTGTCCGGGTGCAGCGTGCCGGCGTTATGCGGGCTCGACCGAGGTTCGAGCGATGGGGTACCAGCATAATCTTGGGGTTTGATGAGGTGCTGTTAACGCAACCGTCCATTATTAAGGAGATCGCCAACGACGCCGGCCGGCGGTTTGGTGTCGGTGACTATCGGCCGCAAACAAAGGGTTGGTTTGGAAAATTTGCTACCTCTGATCAAGCTGCCTGGACGGCGGCGCTGCCGCTCGCGGCGGAATGAAAGTGGCGGGGCAGGCCTGGCGCGGCGGGGCGTGGCTCGGCGGGGCGGGGCGAGGCGGGGTGAGGCAGGGCAGGGCAGGGATTTTGTTTGTTGGTTTTGTGGCGAGGCCAGGCTTGGCGTGGTCGGGCGAGGTCTGGATTGGCCCGGCGGGGCAAGGCATGGCAGGGATTTGTTTGCAGGATTTGCGGCACGGCAGGGTGTGGCTTGGTCCGGCCGGGTATGGCTTGGCAAGGCAGGGCGAGGCAGGGCATGGCAGGGATTTGTTGAGTGAGTTTCAGGCGCGGCTGGGCGGGGCACGGCTCGGTACGGCTGGGCTGGGCGAGGCATGGCGAGGATTTAGACCGATGCAATTAGAGATCAGCAAAATCGTGCGGGACGAGACCATCTACCCGCGCAACAACGCGAACGAGTTCACGATCGCGCGCATGCTGGCGAATTTTGATGCCGGCGCCAAGTTTCCGCCGGTGACGGTGACGGCGGAAACCTATCGCCTGGTCGATGGCTGGCACCGGGTCGAGGTTTATCGGCGTCGTAGTGTCGACAAGGTGTCGGTGACGGTAAAGCAGTATGCGAGCGAAGCCGACATTTTCGCCGATGCGGTACGTCTCAACATCCAGCATGGCCAGCCGCTCAGCTCGTTCGATGTCCGCGCCTCCATCGCACGCCTGATGCAGCTCGGGTATCAACGAGACGAGATTGCGGAGGTGGTTCGCATGCCCGCGGCGAATATCGAAGAAATTACCCGCGGCTTTGCCGTGGGACCGGCCGGCAATGCACCGGTCGCCCTAAAAGGCGGGCTGCAGCATCTGCGCGGGCAAAACCTTACAGAGCGCCAGCAAAAAGCGCAGCGACATTATGGCGGCGGCGCGGCGCTGTTTTATGTCCGACAGATTGCCCTGCTGCTCAACAATGATTTGTGGCCGACGCGATCGAATCTGTTCGCCGAGGAGATGGACGCGTTGGCGGCAGCCTGGCTGGAACTACGCAAGCCGCATCAACGCGCAGGCTAAAGGAGAGCGCCGATGGCTGCCCCCACAGCCGCCCCCAACCGGCCGCAGGTTGAACCGCTGTATTACGAAGTCGAGGCTGCGAGAATACTGGGCGTGCCGCCGCGTGCGCTGCGCTCGGAGCGCACCGCCGGCCGGATCACCTATCGCAAAGTGGCCGGCCGGATCATGTACCGCGCCGACGATCTAACCGCCTGGCAGGAGAACATTGCATGCCCCGTCCTTCCACAGGACCGAAGCTTAGAGCGAATCCGAAACGCGACGGCATATACTACATCTACTGGACCGATGAGCGAGGACGGGGCCGCGAGCGTTCGACGGGCACTAGAGACCACCGCAAGGCTGCGGCAATCTTTGCGGAGTGGCTCGACACAAGAGCCCGCCCCCTCGAATGGACCGGGCCAAATCGTGCCTCTGAGACAAGAATAGCCGACGTTCTCAAGGTCTATGCCGACCAGAATATCGACCGTGTCGCGGCAAAGGCGACGGTACTTTTCTCGATTGATGCGTTGCTTCGCTGGTGGGGCGACCGGACCTGTGACTTCATCAAGCGCGAGACATGCCGCGCCTATGTCCGCGACCGGGTCGCAGAGGGGCGGCAGGAAAGCACCGCCGCTCGCGAGTTGACGGTGTTGCGCGCGGCGCTCGGGCATGCTCATGCCGATGGCAAATTGCTTGAGCGCCCGTTTGTGGAGGTGCCGGCACGCCCACCGGGGCGGGACCGCTGGCTAACGCGATCGGAAGTCGCTCGCTTGCTCTGGGAGAGCCGGCGCGACCCGCAGGCCCGCGGGCATCTCCCGCTGTTCATCCTGCTGGCGCTGGCAACCGGGGCGCGTTCCGGGGCGCTGTTCGATCTGCGCTGGCATCAGATCGACTTCGCCCGCAACCGCATCAACTTCAACCTACCGGGCCGGCAACAAACGGCAAAGCATCGCCCGATCATTGCATTGCCGCGCCGACTGCGCTGGTTTCTGCTGCAGGCGCAGGCGCGCGCCTCGTCGACGTATGTGCTGGCGTACAACGGGAAACAGATCAAAAGCGTGAAGAAGTCATTCCGCCGGGCACGAGAGCGTGCCGGGCTCGGGCCGGATGTTGTGCCGTATACGCTGAGGCACACCGCAGGTACCTGGCTAGCACAGGCAGGCGTCGATCTTTGGACGATCGCCGGTTGGCTTGGACACAGCCAGCAGAAGACGACCGAATTGTATGCGCACCACAGCCCCGACTTCCTGCTGGCGGCGCGTAAGGTGATGGATTGATGCGCGTAATTATCTGCGGGGGGCGCGATTACATCGGTGTCCGAGCTTTATGGCGCCGGCTAGATGCGTTGGATAAACAATGGGAACCGAAGGGCGGCATCCGGGTCGTCATCGACGGTGCATCCGACGACGTAACCGGTCCCTATATCGGTGCCGATTACTGGGCGCATCAATGGGCACTCGCCAGAGGCAAATCGACTATTAGGGTTTCGGCAGAATGGAAAAGAATGGGTCGAGCTGCAGGAGTGCGCCGCAACCAACGAATGATCGATGAATATGAAGCGACGGCGTGTGTCGCGTTTCCGGGCGGGCGCGGGACCGACGACATGGTTCAACGGGCGTTGCGTGCCGGATTGATAGTCGAAGACTATCGATAAACGGCCGAAGAATGTCTGAAGAGCACGCAGCGCCGGAGCCCCGCTCCCTCAGACGGAAGTGATCTCCTTCAGCGTCCGAAGAATGTCCCAATAATCCCCGGATTTGTCCGAAAAACGCTGTCAAACACCGCCGCCAGCGTCAAACAAATCAATGACTTATGGGGGAAGTCCCTCCCTTCACACGGGAGATCCCACGGGTATTTTTGTGAATGAAACCAATAGCGTGCCGAGGGATGTCCGAATAACCGACCGGAGAATGTTGCGAGAGTTAGCGATGCAGGCACAACCTAGAGAAATGATCGAACGTGAGATGCAGCAACATCACCTCCGCATGGCGGCGATCGAAGCTAAGTGGGACCGTCGGCAACGCCTTGTCCGGTGGCTACCGTTAGCCTTAGCTGTCGCCGTCTTCTTCGTTTGCCTTGCGGTATTAGAATAGGCCGCGTAGCTCAGCGGCGAGCACCGGTCTCAGCATGACTTAGGGGTTGTGTGAGTGAAGGCGGAAGCAAGGCGGAAGCTGAAGGACTTGAGAAGAACTGAAACCCTCGGCTGGGTGGGAAGCCCAGCATTAGGGCGCGTAGCTCAGCGGGAGAGCACTATGACTCATACGAAGAGGGTACGTTGAAGATCACGGTGCGAGAGGGAAAGTGAATGTGGGATTGCAATGATCCCAGGTGGGACGAGTTAGCGCGTATTTCTGTAATTAGTGTGGGAATAACATTCCTTGTTCTGATTTTTTCAATTGTGGGTCTGATTCTTTATATAAATTTTGGATAGAGGCTGATCCGGGCGCGTAGCTCAGCGGCAGAGCACCGGCCTCACATGCCGGGGGTCGCAGGTTCAATCCCTGCCGCGCCCACCACGGGAGACAGAATGCCCGGAGAGGAAGACGCGAAAATCGACGCTCTGGAGCTGGCGGTTGACGCGCTGTGCGTGGTGCTGCATCGGATCACCGGCACCCTCGCCGAGGATTGGCGCGCGCCTAACCCGCAGGCGAACATGACGTGCGCGATGGCACAGTATCCCGGCGGTCTCGCTGATTTCATTTTCGCGACGTTGGCGGAGATCCAGCGGATGCAGTGCCCATCAGCGCCAGCAGCGCAGGGCATTAACCCTATTTGCCGATTGCCAATGTAACTTGAGTTTACTATGTGTCTCGGTGCCGCGGGGAATGGGCCCCGCGGTTTACCAGGGAGGGCCGGATGCAAATCCAGCTCTTCCTGTCGCTTCGATGGATGCGGTTCCGGCTAAAGGTCCGTATCCGCCTATAGCGACAGGGCGCCGGGGGAGCAGCAACTCTCCCGGCCGCCCCTGGAACATAGGAGCGATTGGGTGGATCGGCAAGAAATACGCGAGGCCCGCCAGCGGCTCGGGGTGACCCAGGTGCAGCTCGCGCTTGCGCTCGGCGTGACACGGCAGGCGGTAAACAGGTGGGAAAACGGCGAGGCGCCGATCAGCACGGTCGTCGCGTTGGCGATCCGGCATCTCTTGGAGCAGCACGAGGCAGCAGAATGAAGCACCTTATCTTCGGCGCGTTGGCCGCCGCGAGCCTCGCGCTCGCCGCGCGGGCCGAGCCCAACACCGATATCGTCGGCGCCTGCCGTTCGACCAGCAGCAGCTACGTCGCGATGCAGCAGTGCATCGACGCGGAGAGGAAGGCGCGCAACCTGCAGAGCTGCCTCGACGCGCTGGCGTCTTGGCCGAAAGACACGCCGTGCCCGACCGAGTGGCTGCAGGCGGCGGTCAGCAACATCCGCAACGGACTGCCGTGCCAGATGAGCGAGGTGCGGCAATAATGGCTGTGATGATGGGGCGCCTTTACGCCGCGTTGCGCGAGGCCAACGTGCCCGAGGACAAGGCGACCGCTGCGGCCGAAGAGATCGCGGCTTACGACAACCGGCTGGCGGCGATTGAAAGCCGGCTAGCGGTCCTGACCTGGATGGTCGGCAGCACGATTGCGCTGGTTGCCGCTGTCGGCATGCCAGCCCTTTGGCTGCTGCTGCGCGTCGCTTCTAAGGTGGGCGCGTTATGAGCGAGGCGCGGCAATGACGATAATCGACACGCTTAAGCTCGCCCGCAGCCTGCAGAGCAAGGGCGGGTTCAGTCAGGAGACCGCCGAGGCCACTGCAGAGGCGATCAACGAGGCACTGGCCAGCGGGGTCGCGACTAAGGCTGATATTGCCGATCTCAAGGCTGATATTGCTAGCCTCTCGGTCGCCACAAAGGCCGAGATTGCTAGCCTGTCAGTCGCCACCAAAGCCGAAATTGGCGCGCTCTCCGTTGCCACCAAGGCCGATATCGTCAGCGTCAAGGCCGAGATTTCTCGGCTCGACAGCAAGATGACCGTCGCGATGTGGGCGATCGGCATCAACGCCGCCGCGACCATCGCAATGCTGGTCAAGCATTGGTGATGAGCGACCAGCCCGCTCCCCCCCTTCATGTCGTAACCGATGCCTGGGGTGCCTATGAGGTGGCGGCCGACAGCATGCTTGCGACGGCGCCCCGGCGGCGTGACGGCTGGTGGGACCGGCGGTTTACGGCAGGCAGGGTTGCCATTGCCGAATTTCGCCGAAATCAGGCCGCTCGTCGCGACAGCATGAGTGAGGGGCGGGAATGAGCGTCTTCACGCTGTTTCTCATCATCCTGCTAGTGCCGCCAGCCATAGTACTGACATGCACTGTGCTGGGGCTGTTGCTGGCTTTGATGGGTGTCGGGGGCAGGCATTAGGGCGCTAGCAGGCCCCGCAATTGCGGATACAGTTCACCTAAAATAGCACTCCGGCTTAAAGGTGTGCCCGGCAACGCCGAAGGCGCTCCGATCAGCCTGTTTGCGGCCGGGCTTGAGGCGGCGCGCGCGGCAAGCCAGTTGGCTGGGCCGAGAAACCAATTGACCGGGTTGGAGAGCATCGAGCCGAGCTGCGCCGTTGGGGCCGTGCGGCTGTTGTTGACAAAGACCTCGGTATTTCGCATCGGCATCGCCACGGCGCCGAGATCAGTCAATTGTTGCGAAACGTAAGGATCGGCCCCGAACAGTGCATCGTGGGCTTCCGGCGACAATCTGCTCGGGTGGCTTTCGGTCAAAAACCGATTCGGCGAGTATTGCGAGCCTGTCGGGTTCGGTCGCCCCGGTGCCGTTGCCGCCATGTCCCGCAGCTTGTAGGCTGCCAAGGCGTCTGCCGCATCGGGCATCTCATTGCGGATCGCCTGCAGGAACTGACCGCCGGCGCCGCCCGTGCTCAAGGCTCTGTCCGCTGCCGGCCCGGCAAACAGACCCGTTGGTTGAGCGTCCGTCCCTTGCGAAATTTTCGACAACACGTTTTCGATGAATTGATGCCCGTTGCGGCTTGTCGCTGAAGCCTTGGCGAAAGCCGCCTGCGCCGCCGGGCCGCGGGTGGCGACGAGGGCTTCAATATCATCGGATAAAGCCCCCCATAGGCGCTTTAACTCAGTCCGACTTGTATCTCCGGCGATAACCGGCTCGCCGAGCCTCTCGCCGATCCTCGTCCGAATGCCGCGCAGATCCTGCACGGTAGGCGTACCTTTTTGTGAGTCGGAGATTAGGTTTTCTAGAAGTTTCTGAGTCAGCGGCTGCTGCAATGTTGCCGCCGTGTCTGACATTACCGGAATATCCTGCGAAATCTGGTTCAGTGTCTTCGCGTAATTTGTCAGCGGTGCCGGGTCTGTTTTCGGCAGATACATGTCGACCGCGTTCCAATCTGTTTTTTGGTTGTTAGCAAACCGGGTCACCCAAGCTCTCTCCCCCATCCCTAACGCAGTCCCCGCCTGCTCCGCGGTTCGTGCCGTGCCGAGATTGCTTGCCGTGTTCTCGATCGCGTCGTCAAAGGCACCCATGACCTGGCGGCCGACGCCAGCCATCCGGCTAGCGCCGCCGGGAGATGTCTGCGAGTAAGCCTGGAGCTGCTGCATGACCGGGTTGCCGGTCATGTCCCCGCCCATCAATGGCGGAATACCGAGCCGATCGG